CTTATTTTGCTCCTCAGAGGATTTTGTTAATTTGTGTTTTTATGTAAAAAAAGGGGATATTTCTACCCCCTTTCATACAATAAATCAGTCTAATTTTTGGTTGAATTTCGCTCAGTCAAGAGTAAAACTTGCCACTTAATAACACCAATTTAAGTGAGTAAAAATTAGATTGCAGTGAACAATAAGTCACCAGAGAATCCAGTTTTTGTAACTCTTAATCGGTATTTATTACCAACGACCATCGTGAACAAACCAGTATAATTTCCAGCTACTGCAGTTTCGGTAACTGTACCTACTACCACTAAACCAGTCGTTAAATTTGTCATTACCCAGTCTCCAGTAAGCGCCCCTACATACTTCAAAGGATTGATTGCAGTACCATAAGAAAGGAACGCATTGAAGTTAATTGAGATCGTAGATACTTGAGTTGGAGTAGAGAAATTAACATCCAATAAACCATTCAAGGAATTGAAATCAACAAGTCCCTCGCTTGCAGTAATCATCCACATTGTTGACTCATCAAACAATCTGTCGAAGTCGAAACCTAACATGATTTTGTTGATTGTTGTGTCAGTCGCAAACATGAATTTTGGATCCCAAGAATTGTTGTCAACTGTTATTGGATAAAGGTCGTTACCAACTTTTGAACCAATTAAATTTCCGTTAACATCAACGATGTAGATACCAAATTTTACACAACGATCTCCTTGCAATTTACCTAAGAATTGAGGAGTACCAGTAGTAGCCCATAACTCACCAGCGAATGAGCGTATACCTTGACGTAAGAAAGCCTTACGCCCAGAATTAGCCTCTTCGAATTGAGTGTCTGCCTTCGCTAGTTCTACATTCTCAAAGTTTGGTAAAGGATACCATCTTTTTGAAGGATCAACATTGTTCACCAACGAAGTGAAAGTTGTATTGGTGATTGCAGTCGATAAATTGATTTTGTTTGCAGTACCATCGTTAGCGATTAAAGGTACTTGAATTATTTTACTTGTTACGCTCTGAAGCGTTACGCAAGATGGTTGTCCAGTATTGGATAGACCAGTGTCGCAGTTACATCCTAATGCCATATTTTCTATTTTTTAGCAATTATTTAAAACTTTTTTTTTGCACCACTCTGGTGACTAACATTTGCAGTCTTCCTTGTATTTTGTTAAACTAATTTTTAACTCCACGCCAGATAGATTTGCGTCTAAAATATTCTTAAACATTCCCTCATTTCCCTCAACACCAAAGCGTGAGAAAGTGACCATTGAATACTCCTCGATAGTTTTGATTTTACGATTGTTTTTAACACTCTCAATGAACGCCAGAGCCAGTTCTTCCATAGGCTCAACAACTTGTGTACGATGATCAAGCGTGTAGTAATTTACCACGTCCGTCTCATCCAGAAAAAAGAGCCTTACTTCCGACTGGAAGTCCCTTGTGTCCCCCCTACCAAATTTCTCCATAGTGATAGTTTCCAGAAGCCATGCCAGAGGAGTTTTGTTCATCAAGTTAGAAGAGGCTTTAGTCCATTCGTTGTTGGTTGCCATGTGCGTCCCAGATATGTAAAATGGAGGAGGTAAGGTAATGATACCAGTCAAATTTGGCGCTGATGGACTAAGTGGAACGCCCTTAATGGATACGTCATTTACTATTTCCGTTATCGTGTATTTATCGCCAGTTGAGTTAGTAACTATTTTCCCTACCCTTAACCATTTTGTTTTGCAAGTTAACGTCAAATTTAAGTTGACATTGAAAGTCCCTACGATTGTTTTATCAATCGCAGAAACCAGTTCGCTCACTATTTTTGCCGTATCTTTCATATCCAGTATGCTCTACCTTTTCGTTGTCCTTTGAATAAACCATAATCTCCCTTTCCGGCATAAGCCACTGAGTAACGAGCATCCCCATTGAGTGTTGGTTTAGGAACGCCAATGTAGTCACCAACTTTGTAGTCTTGACCTTTGTTTTGTACCACAAGTCCGTAAATTTGACCATTCCAGATGGAAGTAATCGTAAACGTACAACCAGTTGCTAAACCAGAGCCAATAATTGTCAGCACATTTCCAACGCCATAGGCGAATCCTTGATTGACAATACTAAACGCAGTGACTACACCAGAGCCACCAGCAGAAACTGCCGTAACTTGCACTGTACAACCAGAGCCGATTCCACCAGAGGTAGCTAATACTACATTGGAAGCTACATAACCATTCCCCCCAGTTGTTAGCGATTTTTGATTCACGCCACCAACATTATGAGCGTTAAAATTTACACTGCCTCCTAGCCCCACTGATGTCGGATAAACTGCCGTGATAGTCAATGATCCACCAGAGCCACCAAGTATCGTTACAACGTCCCCTACGGCGTAATTAATGCCAGCTACCTCCACATATGCAGAGGTAATAGCGCCAGCGCCGTTTGCCGTTACCCCCACACTCAGACCAGTACCAGAGCCACCAGAAGTCTGATAAACTTGATTCGTGTAGCCAGAGCCACCAGAGGTAAGATTGAAGCTATCAACCGATTTGGACATGGTAATTAAATTAATTCCATTGCCACTAAATGCAGTATAATTCGTTCCGGCAGAAACCTCATTCAGCGTAACCAGTTGCCCAGTTGGCTGAAGAGTATTCAGTAAGATGTAATCTTGAATTGCTTGGTAAGTCCTAATCGCTTCGTTGTAACGAGCGTAAATCATCGATTGCAAGGAAGTTAAGACCTTGCTATTTTCAGCCGTTTGTTGCACGCCACCATAAGTGGTCTGTTGCATGAAACCATCTTTGGAGTATTCAAAATAAATAAACCCTTTTAGCATTTCTAACATCCCATCAGATTCGATCATTGAATACATATTGACATCCTCAGCGAAAGCGTTAAATATCTTAGTAAAGTTCGGTGACTTTGGGACTGGGTTAGCACCAGAGGTTAAATCGCCAATGAACTGATTATACAAATCAACTCCCAGCAGATGCCTCAAGTAACGAGTTTCGTACTTGTTAATATACGTTTGCAGTTTGGTAGTATCATACATGCCCTTGTGCAGTTCGTATTTCCCAGTAAAGTCAGATGGAGTTAGAAACATAAGAATTTATTTTTTAATCATTTTACCTAAACCTTTTGCTAAGAAGTTCTTCAACATCTCGCCAGTTATTTTCCAGATGGATCCTTTTGGCAAGTGAGGTGAAGTACCATTTGACTCGAAGTCGTACTCATGAGCATCGATGATTTTAAAGGTTTTTTTACCTTCAGCATCTTTGTGATAATGAGCATCTAACAACGGAGTGTCGATGATTACATCAACCACCCCAGAAGCATCACGATGGATATCTACATCAACATGTTTAGTGTCGATTTTGACATCCAGCGCCTTTTTTATTCTCGGTTTTCTCGGTTTTTTTTGTTCCATGAGTTCTTAAATTATTCCGTTAATAAAAAGATTAGATTAATGGATCTAATGCTACGATTGCAGTTTGAATAACACCCTTCACGAATGCTCCAGTGTCGTTAGCTTTGATGAAAGAAACCAAGCGAGCCTCACAAAGAATTGTAACCATATTTCGCTTGAAGTCATCACCTTCGTAACCTACTTGAATATTCATTCCTTCTCTCATTCTCACTTGCGCTCTAGTCATGTCAGCAACTAAGAAGTTACCCTCAGTCATCCAAGTTGTAGAGATGATTGGTAAGCCAGCGATTATTGGATCTCCAGTAACTGGATGAACAACGAATGCACCATAAGTATACTCGCCAGCAGTCGTCTTGGATAAAGACAATTTTGCAACGTCTCTTGGATGTAAAACAACATGAGAAGCGATGAACTTATTAGTCTCAATTTGAGCAACTGAAGTACGAACTACATCGGCTAAATTTGCAGAAGTAACTGTGTTAGCAAAAGTACCAGCCGACCACGCTTGCGCTTGGTTGATGATACCATTTAAGTTAGCACCAGCGCCGTTACCATTCAACAAGTTATTTTCGATTTGGTTGTCGATCGTTTCCATCAAGTCAGTGTTAACCTCATTGCGTACGAACGCCAAATCTTCCAACATCTCTTTTGAGATTTTGATGAAACCAGCTACTTTTTTAACCTCAACTGAAACCTCTTGATACTTCAAGTCGCCTTCATTTTTTACGACACCTTCACCAATCCACGTTGCAGAAGATTGCAAAGTTTGTTGGATGTAAGTTACGAACTTGGAAGTAGTTGTTCCCATTGACATTGCGTTACGAACTTTCGCAACTTGACGAGCGATTCTGTTTACGCCAGCCTCCAAAGTTGAAAGAGCGATGTTACCAGTGTAGTCACCTACGATAGTCGTTTCTTTCGTTTCAAGATTGATTGACTTACCTTCCTTGATAGCCTCGATTTGTCCAGCGTAAGCCTTCACAACTTGGTCACCAATGGATCCATATGCCATTGCTTTAGGAGCAACTGCCTTCTCAGACATCGCCTCTAATCTACCTTCGAATTTAGCCAGAGCCAGTTCCATGTCAGCAGATTTTTTTTCGAATCCTTTTAAGTTTTCGATTTCAGATTTTAATGCATTGACATCGTCATGCGTAGGCATCCCAGCCGTTTTTTCATTGAACAAAGTGTTGATTTTTTCAACTACTTGTTCCGGAGTTAAGTCATTTGTCATTTTTACAAATTTTAGATTAAACATTTATTTTATTTATCACATTAAACCAATCGAAGCCAGCAACCTCCAATGTCTCGTTCTTTGCTGAGTGGAGTTCCGACTCAGATGAAGCAAGTTGTATAAGTTGCGAGTTAAGATACTTTAATTTCATTTCAAGTTCAAACGTCTCCTCGCTTCTCTCGGTTGTTTCTAAGAGTGCTTTGAGTGTGTTATTGAACATTACATTGTTTCGGTCGATGAAAGTCGCTCTATCCTCTCCTTTTGACAAAGAAAGTACATTAGTCAGAGAATTAGCGCCAAAAGTTACTGCGGATCCTTCGAAAAGTTTTACCTCCTTGACCTCGTAGTAGCCTTTAGTTTCCAAGGTGGAGTCCTCGATGAACTTCATTTTATCCTTGATGTATTGGAAGCCGATGGAGTGTTCACGAATGATTCCGTCCTCGTAGTCCTTCCATGCGTCCTCAGCGATGGTGGATCTACCAAGTTCAGCAACCCCATAGAGTCCGTTGTTGTCCTCCTTGAGTTCCAGAAATTTACCAATCGGTTGTTGCCAATCGTGGTGGCGTAGGAACGCTATCTTACGATTTGAGTTGGAGTCAACTCCATGTTCTTGAAGCGACTTAGCGAATGCACCCTTGCGGATTACATCACCATCGGAGTCGATGTTGTCGAACTTCGCCAGATAGATTACCACCTTGCGTGAAGCCTTGTCCACATCCTTCAGTTCGAAGCCAGATTTCGTTGAATAAGAATTTATTTTCATAGCATTTATTTTATAAGTCAAGTAGCGCTCGAGCCTCCTCTGGAGTCAAGCCTACATTCATGTTCATAATTTTTTCAATCGCCTCAGTACGAATCTTCATCACATTGGCTGAAGCCAGTTCGTCGTGCTGGAGAATCGGTAAGTGGTCGAACTCAGCGTGTAGCGTGTAGCCCTCTTTGTCCAGTCCGAACTGCTTAATAATCGAGTCGTACATTGATTGAGTTTCCGGAATGATTGTGTCCGTATACACCATACGAATAGAGTCCTTTACGTTGCTGAAAGTTGCACCAGAGGTGGAAGAAAACAGATTATAATTCATTCCGAAAGCATCGATGACGGCAAGTTTATCCTCAGTCAATTCCTCGAATAACATTAAGTCCTTGGTCGGATATGACATTGGTTGCCAGTTCACATTTGCCTCGGTGATAA